ATCTGCCCAACAACCATTTCAATCCCTACATGACTGCTCCTGAATACTTCCAACAAGAGGGTGAAAACATGTGGATTAGATTCAAATTAAAGGCGTTTTACCCACTGCTTTGTGTGAGTTTGATTAGCACACTTACTCTGCTGTTGATTGTTGTTTTTTACCTATTTTAAAGCAGTTCCATTAGAGGTTCTTTCACAGAACCAAAAAATAAACTTACCAAAAGGCATAAATATACATGCTTAATCATTTTTACAAGGAACACATGAGCAGACCCAAACCCATTATCCTTTTGGAGAATGTTAATAAAAAAGACTACAAATCTGAACAGGTTTTGGATGCAGAAGCCATATGGGCCGTATTTTACAAAAACAAGCCTTTCAATTTAAAGTCATCCAACATGACCACCAACTATCCAGGACCCAAATACAAGAAAGTTTCTTTCAGCAATCCAGGTCATGCTTTTAACCTTGCTAAAAAACTCAACACACTGTTCAATGTTCAAGACTTTGCAGTGGTGAAATTAACTCAGGGCGAAACCGTCACTGAAAAATAATGGACTGGAAAACTACCTATACTAAAATATTCCTTCAACAGGCAAACATTTCCGTGAACGATAATACCATGAAAGAATATCTACCCATATGGTGGAAAAACAGTCGTATCAAAACAGAAGGTGGATTAAGACTCACTGAAGAAGGTCTTAAATTTATTCAAGAAAAATTGGAATTACAGACTTATGATGTGCCGTTCCCATTGGAATTCACCATAACCACACAGATATTGATATTTTTAGACAAGTTTATAGATTGTCCATACTACTTGGCTGCTGATGGAATCATGGTGACCAATGAAAAGAAGGCCATGGAACTTCACTTATTTTCAGGTGATATACGCAAATATGGTTTGACCAAAGCCATGAATAGACCTTTCGAACAGTAAAGATATCCACAATTATCAAGGATTTTAAGCCATTGAAATCAACGACTTTTTTGATTCAAAACCAATTGACTTCTTTTTTCACAGATGCTATTATGTATATAACACTAAGGCACTGAAACAAACTAAAAGGAGTACAACATGGCCAAAGCAGACAAAGACAGTTTAGCAGTTAGACAGGTCAGTCCTAACAATGCTAAAAGTAGCATAACACACGCAATCAACAAAAAACGTCCATTATTTTTATGGGGAGCACCTGGTATTGGTAAATCAGATGTGGTACATCAAATTGCTGCCAGCATTGATGCTCATGTAATCGACATAAGATTAAGTCTATGGGAACCCACAGATATCAAAGGTATTCCATACTACAACATGAAAGAAAACAACATGATTTGGGCTGCCCCAAGTGAACTGCCCAATGAAGAATTTGCTAAAAAACACAAAAAAATTATATTGTTTTTGGATGAAATGAATTCAGCCGCACCATCAGTTCAAGCGGCAGCATATCAATTGATCCTAAACAGAAGAGTGGGCACATACAGGCTGCCTGACAATGTGGTTATTATTGCCGCTGGTAATAGAGAAGCGGACAGAGGTATCACATACAGAATGCCTGCGCCATTGGCCAATAGATTCATCCATATAGAAATGAAAGTGGATTTTGATGATTGGTTTCAGTGGGCTGTACAGAACAACATGCACAAAGATGTGGTGGGGTTTTTAACATTCAGCAAGAAAGATTTATACGATTTTGAACCTAAGAGTTCAGGCAGATCGTTCGCAACTCCAAGATCTTGGGCATTTGTCAGTGAATTATTATCTGACGAAGTGGATGAGAATACCACAGCCGATCTAGTTAGTGGAGCAGTAGGCGAAGGATTAGCAGTAAAATTCATGGCTCACAGAAAAGTGGCTAAGGACCTACCAAATCCGTCTGACATCTTGTCAGGGAAGGTAGAAAAAATGAAGACTAAAGAAATCAGTGCCATGTATTCCTTAACAGTCTCCCTTTGCTACGAACTGAAAGACGCATGTGATAAGAAAGACAAGAAGTTTAATGATAAAGTCAATAAATTTCTTAGATTTTCTATGGATAATTTCGATACTGAAATTGTTGTGATGGGCATTAAACTTGCTCTTACGCAATATCAATTACCGATTGATCCAGACAGTATCAAATGTTTCGATGAGTTTCATGAAAAGTACGGCAAGTATGTTATTGCCGCACAAAAGGTTGCTTAACTGTGACCATTCACAGGGCATTTTCGAGTGCCCTGTGTACAAATAGAGATTCCTATGACTACTAAAAAACAAGAAAAATTAAACAAATTACAAGAAGAAGTATTGGATAAAATTATTGTGGCAAGAGTAGGATTGTTGTTGAGACATCCTTTCTTTGGCAACATGGCCACTAGATTGGGCATTCAAGAATGTGATGAATGGTGTCCCACAGCAGCCACTGATGGAAGAAATCTTTATTATAATACAAAATTCTTTAGCAAACTTTCTGCTAGAGAAATTGAATTTGTGATAGCACATGAAATACTTCATTGTGTGTTTGATCACATTGGCAGAAATGAACAGAGAGATAGACAGATATACAATGTGGCTTGTGATTACATTGTGAACAACACATTGGTACGAGACAACATTGGTGAAAAACCCAAAGACATTCCCATATTCCAAGACTTCAAATATGAAGGTTGGAGTTCTGAAAGAGTGTATGATGAAATTTATAAAAAATATGATGAAAAACAATTGCAAAAATTAGGTCAATTGTTGGATGAACATTTGGACTGGGACAAAGACGAAAATGGTGGCGGCAAAGATAAAAAAGACGGCAAAGAAGGTGACCAACAAAAAAGACCAGCATACAGCAAAGAAGAATTGAGAAAAATCCGAGACGAGATCAAAGATTCCATACTGCAATCAGCACAAGCCACAGGCGCTGGTAATCTTCCCAAAGAAGTGGAAAGAATCATAAAAAACATGACCAATCCTAAAATGAATTGGAGAGAAATATTACAGACTCAGATACAGAGCACCATCAAAAGTGATTACAGTTTTATGAGACCCAGTCGCAAAGGATGGCACACAGGTGTGGTATTGCCAGGTTCACAGTTTGAACAGACAATTGATTTGGCTGTGGCTATTGATGCCAGTGGATCCATTGATGAAAAACAATTGAGTATATTTTTAGGCGAAATTAAATCCATCATGGATCAATACAAAGATTATAGAATTAAAGTGTGGACTTTTGACACAGAAGTGTACAATGAACAAGACTATGGTCCCACAGATGGTGACATCAGCCAGTATGAAATCACCGGTGGTGGTGGCACAGATTTCATGTGCAACTGGGAGTATATGAAGAAGAATGACATTCAACCAAAAAAATTCATCATGTTCACAGACGGGTATACATTTGACAGCTGGGGAGATCCTCACTACTGTGACACAGTGTTTGTGATACACAATAATCACAACGAAAGAATTGAATCACCGTTTGGTATCACTACCAAATACGAAGACTAATGTTGCAGAAAACTGGAGAACCCAATCCTTTAAACTTTTTTGGTATCAGAAAAGTTCAAAAACCACTGCCGCATTTCACATATTTGCAAACCAAATTCGATTATGGCATGGAAGACAAGATCAATAATTGGATTCGAATCAATTTAAAAAGTAGATATTTTTTGGAAAAAACAATCAAAAGCTCTCATGAACACAAGGTAGAGTATGTGATAAAAATTGGTTTTGAAGATGCCAAAGAACTCACCATATTCACTTTGAGTTGTCCTTATGTGAATCGAAGTTAAATAATTTCGTATATACAACAAGGAGAACATACATGAACGAAGAAACTAAAAAAACTGCCACAGCCAGCACTGCAGCACCAAAAGCCGCAGCACCAGAAGCTGATACAAAATCAGGAGATTTAACTGTGCAGGATTTAAACACTATCAAAGCTATCATTGACGTGGCATCACAGAGAGGTGCTTTCAAAGCCAATGAGATGCAAGCCGTAGGAACAACCTACAACAAACTTGAATCTTTTTTGAATGCCATTCAAGCTCAACAAGCGGCTGCAGCTAAATCTGCTCCAGCAGCAACAGCAGCACCTGTGGGAGATAAAAAATAATGTCTGAAGTGAAACATTTGGGTAGATTCAAAGACACCAAAGAAGTGGTGGGAGTGGTCTACAGAGTATTGCCCAGTGATCCAGAACATGCATTGGTGGTACCCACCAGTGGTTTGGATGCAGATGAGCATGCAAGACTGATGGATTTAATTCACAGTGCTGCCAGTCAAACTTCATATGAACTAGCAGAAGCTATGGCCCGTGCCCCATTGGGTGATGGTTCCATCATGCTGGCTAGATTCCATGTGAAAAAATTGATGAAAAAAGTCAAGAGCAACCAAATAGAAATGACGCCTAATCAGTTCACTACTATCAGTTTGGATGCATTGAATGCTGCCATAGCACAACAAAAAGGTTTAAAAATTGCTGAACTGGCCATCACTGCCAGCAACGATACACCAGCCAACACACAGGCCAGAAACATAGTGAATCCCATTGTGGAATCTGTGAGAAATGAGACTGTGTTGACCGACGAACAATTGGCTGCAAAATTAAGAAGTGATGCAGATAGATTGTACAAAGAAGCAGCACGATTGAGAAAACAAGCAGACGAGTTAAAAACTAAGTCAGCAGAATAATTAGGTATGGTCATTTTTGGCAAAAAATCACTGCCCAAAAATGTTGTGGATCATTGGCCAGAAGTGTTCAATGATGTCACAGTGAATGCCATACCTATTGAGTATCTATTGGCCATAAAAGTAACATTTAATGATGGCAAAAAATGGGAAATCAAAGTCAAAAACAGTCATAAAAAAATGACCAACAGTGGACTGGAACAAACACTGAATGAACTGTTCAAAAACTACACCGATAGCATCAAGAATGTGGATTTTAGGCTGGATACTGAAAAGGTCAAAAAAGACATTGAAAAACGCACCAAAAAGTTCCTTAAAAAATAAAACTTTTAAGTGCTGAATACTGTTTATTCAGTATAAATACACAGTAATAAGGGAGCAACGCATAATATGGCATTCAGAGTATTAAGAGGTACTACACTAGAAAGACTAGCATACCTGCCATTGTCAGGTGAGTTGGTGCTAGATACAGACTTACAAAAATTATTCGTGGGAGATGGCATCACTTTGGGTGGTGTGGCTGTGGATGATCCGATCAGTTTGAGTTTCACTGGTGTGGCCAGCAATATCACTCCAGATGTTACTAACACTCGAACATTAGGTGCTGTGGGCAATGTTTATGCAGCAGGTTATTTCACTACGGTGTTGGGCAATGTCACAGGTAATTTAACAGGCAACAGTGCGGGCGTGCACACTGGCAACGTTACAGGCAACGTTACAGGCAACGTGACTGGCAACGTGACTGGCAACGTGACTGGCAACATCAACGGTCAAGTGATAGGTACTGCAGGATCAAGTTTAATAGGCAACGTTACAGGCAACGTGACTGGCAACGTGGCTGGTGATTTGATTGCTTCAGATACTACCACACTGATCGATGCAGTGAGCAAAACAATCACTGCTAATGAAATTTTTGGAAGTGGTGGAGTCACACTTCAGGCCAACACCAGCAGCATAATAGCACCTGTGGTAATAGGTTCGACAGCGAATCCACAAGGATTATACATATTTGCAGACAATTCAGGTACAGGAGGTCCAGAATCAACATTGACAATCAGTGGTGTATCACAAGTATCGGACGCATCAAGATTGGTTTTTGAAACCGTAGGAAGTACTGGAACGTTATCTGTGCCGACTGATATACAGGCGGGTGATACAATAGCTTCCATAGAATTCAGAGGCCAGGTAGGAGGCACAGGCCCATCGGGAAATTACAGATCCGCTGGCCAGATCATTGGAGAAGCAATTTCAACAGCAACACACATCAAAGGAAATATTTTTATTGCTGTGGGAGAAGATGATGGAACAGTCACAAGATTCAACATGGCAGCTAACGGAACCTTCAATTCTGAAGGAGCAATTTTTGGAACTGCTGGAGATTTAGCTACCCCAGGATTAAGCAACATTCCTGCAGACGTTGCTCTTGATGTGAGAGGAATAGCCAAATTAGAAATAAGAACTGCACCACCAGCTACACCAGTAAATGGTATGATCGCCATCTCAGATGGTACCCTTTGGAATCCAGCAATGACACCTGGCCTTCAAGCAGTGGTAGCCTACATCAACGGTGGTTGGGTAAAATTAAATTAATCAATAATCTAATTGACTTTTTGAATTCATAGTTATATAATACAACTATGCTCACTCTATACACATCCATCTAGCAGCACTAAGAAAATTTATGCATAGATTAGTTGAATGGAGACCTGAACTAGACTTAACGGAATTTTACTCTGAGGCAAGCCGCAAAGGATTCGTAAACAATTCAAATCAACAGGCAATGATAGACTGCTTCCGCAACGAGCGTGAGTGGAAAGTCTGGATACTCTATAAAGGTGAGCGAGCAATAGGCAGTGTTGCCGCACACAGTTTTGATGATGTGATGGGTCCTAACAGTTATAGGATACTCACGAGAGTCTGTACATTTGCTGAATCGAGGCCCAGCAAAGGTTTAATCACTCCCAAGAGGTTGGTTGCTGAACATCAAAACCTAACAGATCAGTTTATGCTTCCGCAATGCATTGCATGGGCAGGACACGGAAACATGTATGCAACCAGTAACACCTCAAAAGAAGCCAGCCAACAGTTGGTACACAGCTACTACTTCCCCACGCTGGAAAAACTAGGCATTGTTACAAACATTAAAGAAGTGCATTATCGAGGCACAGATCAAACCGTGTGGCAAATAC